GTATTTAGGATCCATAACAAGACTCGAATAACACAAGTTGTGTGCCATCATGATGGAGGGGTACAGACCTTCGAAATCAAGCGCTGTAATCGGTGTATAGTATGCACCCTTTTGAGCGTCAAGAACGGTCGCACCTTCATATCCTTGGTCAGCCATCTGACCATATTGAATTGTGGGTACCATGAATCCCATTTCCCGTGCCTTCTTTGTGAGTTGACTAAACACCTTAATTTGCTGTCCCCGTTCGACGAGATAACATAATGGAGTCCAGGTTGCTTTCGCCATTTCCAGTAGATTTACAAGAATGCATAATTTAGACAAGAGTCTATGAGGAAGCAATGTATCCTTAATACAATACTCTGCAACTTCACGCAGTTTTACTGGATCGGCTTCTTTGTAGCGTGCAAACATTTCTTTCGCCGGCATATCAATTTTGCTGTCCCCGAGGTACAGTTTAGACACGTTGTCAAGTTTATATGAGTCGAGTTTGTAACCTTTCTTCACCTCATGAAACAAATCAAATATAAATCTACCAGGCATACTCACGAGTTTTAAGTCGTTATCACCCAATGCACTCGAAGAAAGTTTCTTCAGGGTAAGTTCACAATTATGGCCACGAAGTTTACTCAATTGAAAAAATTTGAGGTCACATCGCGTAACGATGGCGCGTTTCATCAAATATTCCAAATCAAACCCAAATATATTCCACCCAGTGATGATGTCTACGTCCTTATCATGTAAATATTCACGGAATGCCATTAACATTTCGCGTTCAGTATCGTACGACAGAATAGTAGAACCTTCCAATTCCGGATCAGTCTTTTTGTAACATAGACAGGTTTTATCGTATGGTTCGTCACTCCCAAATTTACAGAGTGAAATTGCGATTTGAAAACATGCATCACCTTGGATATCAGCATCGGGAAATTTACCAGTAGAACTATTACATTCAATATCCACGGATGCAACTACAAAAGGTGCAGTTTTCGGATTTTCAACTGGTTTTAACTCACGCCAATTCTTACATTCGAGGTCGATGTCAACGTGTGCGTTATACGCAGCTGTACATAAATCACCTGTATCGAGCCATCCAGTTGACTGAATACCAGTTCTGTGCATGAGTCGAAGTACCGGGTCCAAATTAGATTCATACATTTTAATGCGAATACTTTCATCTGGAAGTGGTCGTCGAAGACGTCCAGCAACCATACGTCTCGAAGCGAGATTTCTAAAAAATAACTGAAGGTATGGGAATTGCTCATTGTTTTGAAATCCCCAAACATCTTTGCGGTGAATCGTGTTATAACTCGTGAGACAACCAGGACACGCCTTTTCGATTTTGTTGTATATGATTTGCACCTTTTGTTGTGTTATATTACGAGGCAACTTTACAAAAAAGTAAGGTGTAAATGCTGTCGTTACACATACAGACTTACCCTCACTTGTTTTACCAAAGATACTGATCAAGTGTTCGTCGTCTGTATCCCTGGTCTCCCAGGTGAGTGCTTGGAAGACAACCATACTTCGTTATGTACCTAAAATTTTAATATCATTTAATAATAATTATGTCAGCTGCACTTGTCGATCTTGTATCAGTCGGGGCTCAGGATGCCTACATCACTGGCGAACCCCAAGTCAGTTTCTGGCGCCAAAACTACAAGCGCTACACGAACTTTGCTCTCAAGCCAGAGCGCATGGATTACATCGGTACTTTCACGGGTGGCGCGGAAGTTGTCGTACCAATTCGCTCGAAGGGTGACCTTTTGAGCTACATATGGGTGGAACACCCAAATATTTCCAACGTTGGCGTAAACACTGATGGCCTCTTTTCTTCGGGTGATACCAGTGTGACTGAATTCAGTCTTCACGTTGGTGGACAAGAAGTTTGCAAGTTCGATTCCTTGTATGTACAAGGTGTTCACAACGTTGTGTACCGTGATACACAAGCCAAGGCATCTTGCTCCGTGACATCGGAAACAGTCGCCGATAACGCGAAGGGTGTCGCTGGTACCGCGTCCGATTATTACATGGTACCATTCTTCTTCAGCGAAGATTGGACTAAGTCGCTCCCATTGGTGGCGTTGCAATATCACGAAGTTGAATTACGAATCAAGTGCCGTTCTGGTCTCGGTAACTTGGGAGCAAGCCCAAAAATATACGGTATGTATGCATACTTGGACACCGCCGAACGCGAGCATTTCACGTCACAAGAACACGAAATCCTCATCACCCAAGTGCAATATCAACCAATGACAAAGACTGACACGTCTATCGATTTGACTTATTTCAACCATCCAGTCAGGGCGCTCCACTTGACAACGTCAAATGTGTCTGGTACTGGATGGGCGAGTGATTACAGTTTCGATACCGCGTCGCTTTACATTAACGGCCTCGCCCTATTCGAAAATGGTTCGAACACATTCCACCATAATGTTGTTCACGAAATGCACACCACTGCACTCGCGCCATCATCTCTTGATGCGGTTCCACTCTTCACGTGGCCATTCTGCTTGACCATGAACCGGTCACAGCCAAGTGGCTCTTTGAACTTCTCTCGCATAGATAATGCGAAACTTACCATTCAAAGTCCAAGCTCCGGTGCCAATGATGGATTATATAGAGTTTACGCTGTAAACTACAATATTTTGAGAGTGAAAGATGGTATGGCAGGTATTGCATTCTCCAACTAAATTAATTTCCAGAAGACCCGAAACCACGATTTCCTCTCTGCGTTTCCACGAGTTCTTGTACTTCTTCGATGAGAGGTGTTTCACACCTTTCCAGAATCATTTGTGCAATTCTATTTCCCTTCTTAATGACGAACGGCTCACTCCCGTGATTAAGTAGGATGACTTTCAACTCACCCGTAAAATCTGGGTCGATGACACCCGCACCGGTTTGAATGCCATACTTAAGTGTCAAACCGGATCTAGGTGCAATACGACCATAAACACCAGGTGGCAAATGTGCACAGACACCAGTACTTACAAAAGCACGTTCGAGTGGCGGGACGATTACTTCTTCCATGCTATATAAATCATAGCCAACGGACCCAGGTGAAGTCCGTGTAGGAATGATCGCATCTTCGTGTAGCTTCTTAATTTGAAGACTCATGAATAACATTCTGGTGTAATCTTTATACAAGTATATATAAATGATACCTCTCGTCATAGCACTCGGTGCGGCCGCTCTCGCGTACACATTCACCGGAGAAAACTTGGTCTCCGCTTCGGAAGCGAAGAAACTGATCAAAAGTGGAAAGATAAAGAAAGTCATAGATGTACGAACATCTACAGAGTACAGACTTGGTCACTACCCAAGAGCGTTACATTTGCCAGTCAACAAAATGAACGAAAAAACAACGACAGAACTTCCAAAAAAAGGATTGCTCGTCTACTGCAACACCGGACAGAGGGCAAGGATTGCGGCAGAGAAATTAATTGATTTGGGATTTGAAGATGTGTATTACATAGCAGGACATTACTCAAGTTTGAACTGAAACAAGTATAAAACAAGCGCTTCGATGATCTCCCTATCGGGAATACCGCGTTTAAATTTTAATTAAGATGGAAATTCATTTGGTATATATTTTGCGAAATAACTACTTGGAATATATAAACCATCTAATAGTACATACAAAGGATCAACCAAATCCATATAATTTATAAGTATTTCTTCACCCGCCTTTATATATTTCATGGCATATAATTTACTAAAAATTCTGCCGTTTTTACTTTCAAATTTATAATCGTGAAATGCATTTGGCTTATCATCGTGATTAAGAAGACAATCCCAATACGGAAAAATGTTATACTTTATAGCAAAATCACACAAGTGTTTGTGAGGTATAAAATTTGTGTATCCAGCACTAGAAACTATAGTAATGTCTTCTTCTGGCATTTTACAAATAGGAAATTCATATATGACTTCACCTGGTCTTATATCGTCGTATGCAATTATACCCAAACCCTTTTCTTCGTAATGCCTGACTCCTATGTGACTGGGTTTATATCTGTCTATGTAAATAATCATATACTATATATCACGTTTTAATATTTATTTATTTGTAAAACTACACGATAAGTCTCATTTGAAGCGTAAGTATATAATAAGAGTCGAAAGATTATTAATGCCAGAAATTGGTACAACTTCTAAAGTGG